AGCAAAACAGCGGCGAGCAAATGGTCAGCGTTAATAAAGTTGTTTTTAATATTCGTTACAGCTCTACAACTAAAGCAACTAAAGCAGGGTACCGTATAAATTACGATAGTAAAAACTACACTATTCTAGGAGTCCATGAAGTAGGCAGGCAGGAGCGCATTCGTTTAATTACAGAAATAATTGAGTAATGAGCGAAGCTATTTCAATAAAGGGTTTAAACGAGCTATATAGAAAGATTGACAAAATTGCTAAGTGGAGTGATCGTGACAGCACTAAGCTGCAAAATATTGGCCATAGGGTAGGTGATGTTTATGCTAACTATTTAAAGTCTAACATTAAAGACACTAGATTTGAAGGCAATAAATTTAGAGTTACTCACACTGATAAAAGTGGTGGTGAGTCTTACACCTGGACTAAACCAGGTCAGTTAAAGCGCTCCGCTGGTACATGGCTGCCAGATAAAAGCAGAAACAACGTGCTAGCAGGGCCAAGGACTAATAGCATAGGCCGTAGAAAAACAAAGAAATACTCGGACGGCTGGTACGCTCACATAGTAGAGAAGGGAGATTTTGGGCCTAGGTTCGGAGGTAAACACCGTACACAAAACGCTGGCGTATTTAGCAGAGGCATGAAGGCAACAAACTCAAGGATGAGAAAACTGCAAGTAATTCTATACAGAAAGGAATTTGCGAGATATATCAAAGCAGCATAATGGTAGTAGGTAAAGCGATATATAACATATTAAGCAATGTAACGGCAGTTACTGATATTGTGAGTACTAAGATCTACCCAGAGATAGCTCCACAAAACGAGAGCCAGCCATACTTAGTTTATTCTGTAGTTAGCAATAGCCCTACAGATACTAAAGAGGAGAACGGCAATATTGACGAGGCAAGCATTGAAGTGTATTGCTTTAATACTACTTACTCAACGGCCATAGATTTAGGTGTAGCTGTAAGAGCTGCGTTAGATAGAAAAAACGGCACCTTTGGAGGCGTGGCAATCCAGTCAATTAATTACATAAACGAGCAAATGGATGTAAATCCAGAGCGCTCAATATGGGTAGCTATTCAAGATTATAAAATAAGAATAAATAATACATAAATGGATTTTATACTAGAAAACTGGGAAGCTATAGTAGTAGCTCTTATGGTTGCTCTCAGAGCAGTCTTCTCATTAATGCCATCTGATGCACCTGCTGTTAAGGTCTTCGGTTGGTTAGACACTTTAATTACAATGCTGGTCGGCGGCGATAAGCGAAACAAAAAGAAAAAATAAAATAAAATGGCACTAACAACAGGAATAATTAACGGCTCCGACCTTCGAATAATGGTCGCAGCAGAAGGCGGTACAGAGCTAATAGTAGACAACATTACAGATTGCTCTATCTCTGTATCGACTGAAATGAAAGACTCGACAGTAAAAGCTAACGCGGGCTATAGAGCTTTATTACCAGGAATGATATCAGCAACTATGAGCTTCTCTGCTATGTACGCAACTGACTCAGCTGCTGGCACAGGCTACGAGGCACTAAGCGGTTTTCAGCTTAACAAGACTAAGTGTGACTTCCGTTTCACTCATGTAATAGGTCAGGCTGCTTCTGAAAATACAGGAGATTACCGTTACCAGGTGAAGGGTTACATTGATAGCCTAGAGCTTACTGGTGGCACCGAAGACAATGCCACATTTACTGCTTCAATCCAGGTGGTTGAAACAATCGTAAGAGAAGTAATTTCATAGACTCATGGATATAACTGTAGCAAACGTAACGTACCCAATGCGCGCTAGCATGAGAGCTTGGAGAAAGTTTGAAAAAAACACAGGTGTAAAGGTTGCCGAGGTAGATGCCTCAGATGTAACTCTAATACCTGAGCTTATTTTTTACTTTGTCGAAGAGGGCTGTGAGCATAACGGGATGAGGTTTACTATGGATGTGGATAAGTGGTTAAGCAAAATAGAGGTAACAGATTTACCGATATTAGTTGAGGCCATGACTGAGGCGATGGGAGGTAGACAAGACGAGAAAAAAAAAGCGAAGAAGAAGGGGTAGACCCTTTAACGTGGAGTAGGGTAGAGGAGCTGGGGCTAGGTCTATTAGGGCTTACCCCAGGCCCTCTCTACTACATGACTTTTGAAGAGTTTAGCAATGCTGTCAAAGGTAAGCGCGAATCAATAGAAGCGCAGGAGCGCTCAAACTGGGAGCGCACTAGATGGCAGACAGCTTTACTCTTAAACGTACACACTAAGAGAGGCAGCAAGATTAAGCCAATTGATTTAGCTGTATTTCCTTGGGAAGAGAAAGAACAAAGCAAGAAGCTGCAACCTAGCGGCTTTGCGTTATTAGAAAATTTAGCTAAAAGAAATAAATAGATAGATGGCGAAGTTAGCGGATTTAGTAGTAGGCATAGGCTTAAACACAAAGCAGCTTAATAAAGACTTGGGCGTAGCTCGTAAAGAGTTTAGAAAGTTCGGGGCTAATTTTAAGTCTTTAGGTGCAGACCTTAGTAGAAACGTAAGCCTACCACTAGCTGCCGTGGGTGCTGCTGCTCTAAAAAGCGCTGCCGACCTTGAACGCTTAGAAACTAGCTTCATCTCATTAACTGGCGGAGCTGAACAGGCTGCAGCTATGATGAAGCAGCTTAATAAGTTTACTGCTGAAACGCCATTCCAAATTGAAGGGGTAGCAGACGCTGCTAAAAAGCTACTAGCTTCGGGCAGCGATATAAGAGAGGTAAGTAACCAGCTTCAATTCCTTGGAGATATTGCTGCAACTGGTGGGCATAGGATTGAAGACCTTGCTGCTATTTTTGCCAAGGTAAATGCTAAAGGCAAAGTAGAACTAGAGAACATAAATCAGCTTTTAGATAGAGGCATACCTATTATCGATGCTTTAACAGAGGCTACTGGGCAACTACCTGGGCAATTCGATGTAGCTAATGTAAGTGTAGAGCAGTTTAATGCAGTTCTAGCAGCCTTTGCAGAAGAGGGAGGCTTTGCTAACGGAGCTATGGAGCTACTGAGCCAAACAGCTACGGGTCAATTTAGTACAGCTTTAGATGCTTTAAAATTAGCTGGTGCAGATTTAATGCAGGACGTGCTACCAGCAATAACCAGCATGATAGCTGGCGTAACTGACTTAGCTAAAGGTTTTATGAACCTCGGCGGAGATACTAAAAACTTTATTTTAGTAGTTGGCGGTATAGCAACAGCAGTAGGGCCTCTGTTATATGTCTTGCCACAAATAGCAGCAGGATTTAATTTAGCAAAAGCAGCAGTAATAGGTTTTAATGCTGCATGGCTTGCCTCACCTGTTGGGCTTATAGTGGCTGGGCTTACCGCTGTAGCTGGAGCAGTTCTGTTATTTGGCAACAACACTAATGATGCTGTTCAGCAAAACAAAGACTTTATAAAAAGCCTAGGTGATTTAGATGCAGAGGCTCAAAGGGTAGCTATCAATACTGAGATAAGATTACTTAATGAAGAGAAAGTAAGGCTAGAGATTGCGAAGCGAGCAGCTGAGCGACAACTGAGCGCAGGCGGAGGCGGAGAAGTTGGTGTTGGTGCAATGTCCAGAAGAGGAGGAGAGTTCCTAAAGTTTGGAGAAGATGTAGAAGAGGCTCAAGATAGGATTGCAGGTTTAGAGCAGACGCTATTAGATTTAGATACAAAGGTAGAGGCTGGCACTACAACTGTAATCACAGCTCAAACGGCTATCCAACAGCTAGGCCAGGAGGTTGAATTAGCTGGCCAGGCGTTTACATTATTTGAGAGTCCTCAGCTTTTAGGTTTTTTAAACGACTTCTATGATAACAGTGTAGAAGCAGCAGGAGGAATACAAACAATAACGGACAAGCTAGAAGCATTGAGAGATATGGCTGGGCCTACGTTTGAAAAGATGAGCCAGGATGTAGAAGGCTTTACTTTACAAACTACAGACCAGCTACTAGGGTTTTTAAATGATGTAGAGGTAACTCAGGAGCAAGTAGCAACTACTACAAACAAAACGAGCCAGGTTATGGCTGGACTAGGAGATCAAATAGGCAACACATTTGGGCAGCTTATTGAAGGCTCTATAGACGGTAATGAGGCAATGAGGCAGATAGCAAGCACTATTATTAGCACGGCAATTGCCCAAGCTATGGCTTCTGCTGTAGCTAACGGCGCTAGTGCAACAAGCCCAGAAAACCAGGTCACTGCTGGTCGATCAATAGCTGGGAATATTGCTGTTGCATTAGCTTCTGTAGTAGCTGGCTTAGTTGCTGTGCCTCGATTTGCCCAAGGTGGATTGGTCTTTGGACCTGGTATGGCAATGGTAGGAGATAATAGAAACGCTGGTCTTGACCCTGAGGTAATTGCTCCTCTCTCAAAATTAGAGAATATAATGGGTGGGCGTAGTACTCAGGTTTACGGGCGTATCTCTGGAGATGATATTGTGATTAGTAATGACCGCGCTTCACGCGATAGAAATAGATACGAGTAATGGCGTACACTTATGCAGTTAGTGAGTTCACTGATTTAAAAGGTGAGAGCTGGAAAGTTAAAATAATAGACACCGGCGCTGGTACTGACCTTAACCACGCTTTTGTTTTAGGCCCTAACGGGTTTAATCTTAACTACAGTTATGATAATTTTGATAGGGCCAAAGCTATACTGGGGTCTAGGGTTAACATCACTTTATTTCACCCAGATGATAACGATGCTGCATTTAATGCCTTATATGATAAGTTAAACACTGAGGCAGAAGGTGTACTAAGACTGGAAATATACAGAGATCCAGACTCAGATAACGAGCTGTGGTGGAGAGGTGAAATACTAGCAGAGCAGACAGTCATTCCAGATGAGTATCCTTATGCTGCTGTTAGCTTAACTGCTGTAGATGGCCTTGGTAATTTAAAAGGTATAGAGTACAACAACCACGGCGTAGCTTATGAAGGCACTGCGACTGTTTTAGAACACTTATATAATGTTTTGCAGAATACACACTGCGCTGACTCTTTTGCTGCTAGTGATGTCTTTATTAGATTTTATGAGGATTTTGAGGCTACAAATTTAGAGAGCGCAAAATCTGGCAATCAGTTGAAGTGGGCTAGAGTATCACATAACAGTTTTTACAACACAAATAACGACAATGCTAACGAATACTATAGCTGCTACGAAGTTTTAGAAAGCTTTGCTATTACATTTAATTGTACTGTATTTATGGCCAAGGGTTCTTTTTGGTTTGTACCCCTAGGCACAGTACAGGACACCCCAAGTAATGACACTTTAGATACTTACTACACAATATTAGCCAATGGTACGGAGTCTTATTCAGGAGTTGCTCTGGCTGATGTAGACGTAGAATTTGGAAACAACAATTCAGATTTTGAGAAGCTCAATGGCTGGGAAAGGGCTAGCGTACCAGCTTTTAAAAAGGCAAAGCGTACCAGAAACTACCAAGGCACCAGCTTTTTTCTTGGCGATTCAAACTATTATACTGAAAATTTAGTATTAACAGATGATGATATAAACTACTTAGAGGGTGACAAATTTAGAGTTACTGGAGAAATACACATTTATAAAGACCCAGACGGCCCAGGTTCCTCTCCCTATATAGCAGACAACGATAGGCCACAAAGGTTGCAAGTTGATTTCGAGATGAAGGTAGGAGATGGCGGAGGCACAGCTAAGTACCTTGACCAAGAGGTAGAGTATTCAGACGCTTATGATGGGCTGGTAGGTTTTTACAATTACGCTTATGCGACATGGCCATACATGCCTACAAATCCATTTGAGAATATGGATTATATTTCAATAAAATCTCCATATTATCCAGGCTGGAATTGGAGCACGGCAGCAGCTAAAAGAAGCTATACTACTGATTGCTGGGATGCAGTAGACGGCACAAACGTATATATGGGAATGGGCAATATGCCTTTTGTACAAGAGTTTCAGTTTACTACTCCTAGTTTAGAGGCAGACGCTTCAGGGGTTACTCTTAGCGCGTCTTGGAAAGTAGTAGATAGAGATGGTAATTTATACACTACAAGCGTAGGCCCTACAACCACAGCGAGTGTGATTATAAAAAATTTAAGGGTGTATAAATATGTATCTGGCGGCGCTCTCCCTGGTAATGACCAGCAAGACCACTATGCATTAAATCCAGCTACAGCTAGATATGAATTTAGCCAGGGCACTACTTTGATAGGTGATGAGGTTTCAGATTTAGGGCTAGGCAATATAGAAATATATGAAAGCTCGTCAGTGGAGTGGACAAAGGCAGATAATTGGGAGTCTACTCTTTCAACTACAGCAGACCTAAGCATTAACGCGCTAGGAATAAGAGAAAGGTTAGCAGCTAACTTAAAGGCAGCTAGAAGCGAAAGGGGTACACTAGCAAAAGTAGGTACTAAGTACATACACCCATTCACTCAGCTAATAAATACATACCACAGTGATGCTGTCTACCAAGTAACTGGATTGACTCATATAGCTGCTAGCTGTGAGTACGACATAGAGTGTATGTATTTGCAGAGAGATATTACAGGCATCACTGTTGCGATAGATAATGAAGTAAACAAGGGGCCAAAGCCTCCAACACCAGTGCCCACAACCAAGTCATACGGTTCAAACAGCATTCCAAAATTAGCGCAGGAAAGCTATGCTAAAAGCGTATCGCTAACTACAGATGCATACGGCTTAACCGATTTAAAGGTTTCAAACGGCTCTAGTGCCACTTGGGATTTAGGGCTACCAACAGCAGCAGCAGCAAGCGGAGAAACTCAGATTTTAGCCCTAAGAGATGATGGTAATATATTGTATCTTGCAAATGGCTCAACTGGTCAGGTCTTAACAGTAAATGCCCTTGGCACAGGTGCCTCTTATGCAGACGCTCCAGGTGCTGGGTGGCTAGGCTCTACTACTAGAATCAAAATACTAGCTAGGGATTTTGTAGCTAATGACGTTGGTAGGCCTTTAATGATTGAGGACGATTCTATAGGATCTAACGAGTTGTTTTTAGCTTCTTTTAGCACAAGCGATATGTTTGCATACATACCTATTCCAACTGGTTATAAAGCTACACATGCTAAGATATTTGGCAGCGATACTAGCCAGAATTTCTATGTATATGAGGGTGCTATAGACAGTAAAACAATAGTAGAAAAGGGTTCAGCTACAGCTATAGGCACAGAGAAAGATATAACAGACGTTACTAGCGATACTAGAAACTTTTTGATAATTAGAGTAACTTCTGACGGCTCTACAGATGAGATTTATGGAGGTTACATAACTATAGCAGCAACATAATGGCACTTAATACAGCACTATATACTAGAATGCATAACAAGACTGGCAGCGATTTAGCTGCTATGGAAACTGCATTCAATAATAACAAGCAAATTGATTTAATAGATTTCCCTGGTGAGTCAGCCATGCTCTATCAAATACAAAAAATGCAAGAGGAGCTAGACTATTTGCGCACTGAGATAACCTTGAATAAAGCTAAAGAATCACTTGCAGGGCCAGCTACTACCTTATCATTTGGAGATTTAATTACTACTACTAGTGGTAGGGTGACAACATATAGTATAGTATTAACAGCTACAAAAGACGGGGTGAGTAAGTCAACTACATTAACTTTAACATAATGGAACAGGGGAAGCTATGGGGTATTAATTTTTTGTGGGCTGGCTGGAGTGCTGCTATGTTTAGCGAGTGCCTTACCTGGGGCCTAGGGCTTATAGGTGCCGTTACTCTTATCTGGTTAAATGTAGAGGGTATTATAACTCACCGTAAAAACAGAAATAAATGAACGGTTTAATACCCTATCTATGTATCATTATGCTAAACGTAGCTAACTGTAGATATAAACGCTTAAACTATGGGCGCTATGATATCCATGATTTAATGTGTATAGGTTTGTCAATCGTAGGTGCATGCGTTATTTTACTATAGACGAGTTTGATAGCCCAGATTTACCTGGCTCAGGTGAATTTATGAACCAGGATTTTATAGACTTATTAGATAAGGCTAGAGAGAGAGCTTCCGTACCCTTTAGGATAACAAGTGGCTACAGAAGTGAGAAGCACAATAAAGATGTAGGAGGGGTAAAAAACTCTAGCCATAGACATGGCCTTGCAGCAGATATATCATGTATAAATAGTGCTAGGAGGTTTTTGATAATAGAGGCTTTACTATACGTAGGATTTACAAGAATAGGAATAGCAGATACTTTTATACATGTTGACTTAGATATAAATAAATCACAGAACTTAATTTGGACTTATGACAATGCCTAACTTTTCCATAGCACTAGCAAAACTAGATTTAACACAGATATTTAAAGATAAGCGCCTAAAGTGGAGCGCCAAGCGTACTAGCTCAGGGCTTATAGTTATTACAGCATGTCAGCAAATAGTAGAAAATGGCTGTACTTGGCCTAATGTAGTATTATGCTTTATAGGAGTTTTACCGCTTTGCCTTTCTTTTTTTGAAAAAGATGTTGTACCTTGTAAGCCTTGCAATAAAAAATAGCAGGTTTTTCATTTGATTTTTGATAACGGCAGACGGCAGCACTTAGGGTGGCCGTCTTTGTTTTTGCACAAGGTTTCGTTAATAAGTTAATTTGTAAGTAGGACATTTAGTGCCCTATTATTGTGGGGTAATTAAAAACCTACAAAATGACTTTTTTACAAAACAACTACGAGCGCGAAGCAGCAAGCTCACAATACTTAAAGCTGCAACCAAACGAATCTGCAACTATTAGAATTATATCTAATGCAGTAGAAGGTTTACAGACATTTATGGATAATAAGCCTGTCCGTTGGAAGTTTGACGGCGAGATGCCAAAGAAGGCGTACAAATCTGAGGACAAAGTAAGACCCTTTGCAGCTTTTAATGTGTGGCACCATGAAGATGCTAAATTTAAAGTCTATTCATGCTCTACTAGGAGCATATTACAGGAGCTAGCGAACCTAAGCGAGGTAGAGGGAGATCCTATGACTTACGACCTCAAAATAACTCGCAAAGGTGCAGGCTTAGATACTAAATACTACGTGCGAATTGAGGGCAAAGACGCGTTAGATTTAGATATTTTAGATTTAGCTCAGAAGTTCAATGATAAGGTTAATTTAGAGCTGTTGTTTGAGGAGGGAGGTAATCCTTTTAACAGCTAATCATGAATTTGCAAGAAGTTAGACTATCATTCAGCTCATTAAAGCAATTTAGCAGAAGCCCAGCGCACTGGGTTATGTATAAAAAGAGGGAGTTTAAGCAAAGCGCTGCCATGCGCAGGGGCTGGCTTACTCATTTGCTAACCTTAGAGCCTGAAAAACAAATAAGCCTACAGGTAATAGACTGCCAAACCAGAGCAGCCAAAGCCTATAAAGAAGCAATAACCGAATTTGGAGAAGATAAGGTTTTTACTCGTAAAGAATATGACGAGGCTATGAATTTAGCAGAGGCTGTAATGAGTAACCCTATGGCTAATAAGCTAATAAGTGAGGCTAATAGAGTAGAGGAGTATCTACAATTTCAACTTGACGGTGTGAGTTTCCATGGCTATGCTGACGTAGTAGGTGACAACTATGTAGCAGATCTTAAAATAACAGATAACGAACCACGTAAAATACAGCGCTGGGTATTAGATAACCTCTACCACATGCAGCTAGCTTTATATGCTCACGCCGTTTTTAATTCTAAGGCCGAAATAAAGCACTATTTAATCACTTGTGACCCTAACTCACCTAATGGAGTAATAGTGTACGAGATGAGCCTAGAAATGGCTCAGGATGGATTTAATAGAGCTAGGCTAGAAGTACAAATGTTCAAAGATTGGTTCAGGAGCTGGGATGGAGAAAGCATACCTAAAAGCTACGATTATCTAGAACCTTTAAACAAACCAATGCTCTTAGAGCTGCCAACGTGGTACAAATGACACAAGAATTGAAAGAATATATAAAAACTTTATACGGATCGCAACAGGCGTGCGCAGATGCTCTAGGAGTAGATAGGCGTACTGTACACCGTTGGATATATGAGGAGCCAAAACGAATGATACGCTATGCGGATGTAGTAGTAAAAACTGCCGACACCACAAAAATTCAGCTAATAGGAGAAATTCTATATCAAGACGAGCAATTAAATGGCTAAAGAATTTGCAGGCGTATGGATTCCAAAGGCTATCTATCAAGATGATAAGTTAACTCCTACAGATAAGCTAATACTGGCTGACATATTCAATCTATGTGCTGAGGGAGGTGATTATTTCAAGACTAATGAAACCATAGCTAAAGAGGTAAATATCTCTATACCGTCAGTAAGCAGAACTATCAAAAAACTAATAAATCTAAACTATATAAAATGTGAGTACAATGGACGCTCTAGGCTAATCAAAATGATAAGCACCCTAATCAAATTGATAAAGCAGCCTAATCAAATTGATAAAGCAGCGATATCAAAAAGATTAGATAGTATACATAGTAGTATACATAATAAAAAACATATTAGTAAAGAGAGGCCATTTAAATCAAAAGAATTTGACGAGATATGGGAGATATGGATAGACGAGCGAAAACAGCAAAAGAGAAAAAAGTACACCCCTAGAGGTGAGCAGGCAACATTACACAACCTTCAAAAAATATCAAATAACGATGAAAAAACAGCAATTAAAATCATCCAGCAAAGCATTACACAAGGATGGCAAGGATTATTTGCTCTCAAAACAGCAGCAAAAAGAAACCAGCTTAACGCTGAACAAGCACTTAACTGGGCTAGTGGAAAACAGTAGACAAATAGCAAGGGTACATACCAGCTCCACAGCTTTTGAGCAGGGGCTAGTAATTCAAACAGCCAATAAGCTAGACGGCGCTAAGACTAGGCTGCTACTATTAGCAGAGCTAGAGCGCTTAGTAAGAGCAGTAAATGCTACTCGCTCATTTCAGAGCCAAGAGGATCTACAAGATGCAGTAGATGATATAATAGAGATATTTCCTAGCCTTAAAGTAGAGGAGATAATGGTAGCCTTTAAGATGATAAGGCAGGGTAAATTCGAGCTATTTGGCAACCTAACTACAAACACCCTAATCAAATGCCTACACAAATACGAGTTAGATAATACTATACCATTAAGAGAGCAGCAGCATACGGTACACCAGGGAGCTATACAACCACCTCACTTTGCTATGATAGACTGGCAGAAGTTAGGAGAGGCTTTAATAGTAGAGCCAGAGAAAAAAAGCCTAGAAGAGTTAGGCGGCCACATACATATAACACAAGAAGACCTACAAGGAATTGAGAAAGCCAAAAAAGAATATAAAGAGAAAGACATTAATTAAGAAGCTGGATGCAGCCTTTAGCCAGTACATACGTTGGCGAGATGCAGATGCAGATGGCTTAGTAAAGTGTATCACATGCGATACTAAGAAGCACGTATCTAAGATGCACTGCGGCCATCTATTTAGTAGGAGATACTACAGCATAAGATGGCACCCTAAGAATAGCGCAGGCCAATGCCCATCTTGCAATCTCTATGACCAGGGTAGGCAGTGGGTGATGGCTAAAGAGATAGACAAGAAGCACGGCGAGGGTACTGCTGAGGGTATGCACCAGCGTACACAGGATAGCAGGAAGTACACCAACGAGGAACTAATACAATTAATAATATACTACAAACGATTAACAGATGATATGCAAGGTAAACACAGTTAGTAAGCTACACACTCACCCCACCTACACAAAGGATGAGAGAGAAGAGATAGCAGAGAATATATACAATTACTCTAAGCTAAAGAGAGTAGAGTACAGTTATCAAGAGGGTGAGGATGTGTACATAAGTGACTGCACCATGACAGTAACGCGCAAAGCCTGGCTCAATGCTATGGCTAGGCAGATATACCAACCATCAAGCACTAAAGTCTATGGCATTAAAACCAAAAAAGAGAGAGAGCAACAAGTATCACACCGACGTAAAACCCCACGCGGGAAGAAAGTACAGTGAGAAGAGGTATAACAGTAGGAGATGGCGAGCGTTACGCGCTGCCTTCTTGGCTCATAATCCAGTGTGTGCTGAGTGTGATAGACTGGCAACAGTATGTGACCACATCACACCAGTACGGCAGGGTGGTAGCTTCTGGTACGGCCCATTCCAAGCCCTATGCAACCACTGCCATGCTGTTAAAAGTGGAAAAGAAAGACACCAAAAAGAAGGGGGGGAAGGGGGTTAATAAATCATACGGCACTCGTGTATAT